CAAGAGTGTCGGTTGCTGTTTCTAGGTTTTCAGTGCTGAGGTTACCAAACATTTTGGTCATAGGATTTCCTTTTCAAAGGGGGAGGGGAGGGGGGAATGAACGACTAGCTGTAGTAGGCGCTCAGGTGGTCGAGGAGGAGTTGGGCATCATTGTCCATGTAAGTCTGGTGTGGATCAAACATGCCCATAGGAGAGCGGATGCGCTCGCCGAGAGTGGACTTCGTGAGCTGGGTCTGGAAGACGTACTTGAAGCCCAGTGTCTCATCCTGCGGAGTGGTGTGCAGGAGTGCTTCGTCGATCTCGCCCAAGTTCTTGAGCTCGATCTTCTTGGTGGAAACAACAGTGGAGAAATAGGCTTCCAAGCCGTTGTTTTTCAGTGCTCCTTTGATCGGAACAGCTGTGCGATTCATGAGAGCTTTCTCGTCATAATCCGTGCGCGTGTGCGCGAGGAAGATGAAACTCTTCGAGGAGCCAGCAACGTACTCTTGCATGAGACGTTTGAAGAACTGCTGATATTCACCCCAGGCTTTCTGTCCATCCGAGGAGCCAACGATATACCGGGTCTCGAACATCTCCATCAGGAAGGTGATGGTATCGATAATGACGCCGTCGTAGTCAGCGGATTCAGAGGCTGCTTTGATTGCGTCGTAGACCTCATAGGGATCAGTGATGGTGTACGAGTCGAACTTGTTACGGAATGGCAGGCGCTTGCCAGCCTCACAGTTCAGGTACATCCACCGTTCTTGGTTCTTGATGTGCTGGAGGGATGCGCTTTTGCCTGTGGCACTCTCACCAGTGATAAACACAAGGTGTTCGTTCATCTGGTCTGAGACGTCTTCTGACATTGAAATGTCCTTTCGTTAGAGGGATTCGCCCAACAAAAAAGGCTGTCGGGCGAACTGAAGATTTTAGGATGAGAGTTTGTCTGCGTGCTTTGCGGCAGTGACCAAGACCGTTCTTTGCAGCTCGTCGACGGTCAATCCGTTGTTGATCTTGGCGTTGAAATCGAGAACTTTTTGCTCAACTTCCAAGTAGGACATGCCGGTATCAACCAGAGCCAAAGCGAATTTGACCATTTGGTTGTTGCGGTTGCCGTCAGCGATACGTTGGGCAAACCAACGCTCGAGATTATCAAGAGAGCCAAGCTCCTTGATCTCCTGAACACGCTGCTCGTTGCGGACAGTCTTAGGAACGAAAGGTAGGACGTCAAACATCCGGCCTTCGAGGTTCATGTGGTGTGTTCCGTTAGCGAATGTCTGCCATTTGCGTGAGCGATCGATTGTGCTCTCGTCAACTTTGAACGGGAGCCACTCCATGACGTTGTGTTGGAATTCACGGTAATCGTCTGCATCCAGCTTGAGTTGATAGTTCATGGGCAGAATGAGGCGGAACCGGTTCTTCTCCGGGGTATGACGCTTGGTGGTGTGCGTCATGAAGACATGATCTTCCATAAGATCGTGAACCAGTTGCATCGGGGTTTCACCGTCTACGTCGAGGACGAGGAGATTGAATCCTTCGATTGCTTTCTCTTCACAGCGATGACCGTCTGTGAAGCCGTGGTTGCTCCAGTGCAGACCATTCTCTTGGGTCAGGCCTGGAAGATCTTCGAAAGCGAGTTCGCCGCTCTCGTAGTTATAGGCCCAGTCTTCGGAGTAGCTCAAAGACACTGAATCGAGGGAGGTCTCTTTCAGAGTCTCCCCAGAGATCAGTTCGATGCCATCAACATATTGACGCTTAAGGATAATATGCTGACGATATCCCCACGATGTTGCCATCGTAAGAAGGTCCATACGTTCTGCTTTAGAAGAAGATTTGTAGAACGGAAGGGCATTGAAGAGCTCGGCATGTGTGAGCTCAGTCTCAACACCGGCGATATAGCGCGCCAGTTTTGCGTGTGGTGGTTCACGGTTGAGAAGTTTCTGGAAGCCTTCGCCGGATTCTTCGACGAGGCGAATGGCTGCTTTGACGTGATCCAGCGTGAGAACAATAGACTCGTCCGTAAACGCGTAACTGCCAGCGACCTTCATCACACGGAAATACCGGTGCTCAAGCTCAGCTCTACGGATCTCATCGAACTCGGAGAGGTCGCGGGAGCGTCGCATACAGTCCAACTTATACTCGATGAGGAACTTGTCTGTTTCCTCGGTACTTGAGATTGTCCAGTTGAGTTTCATTGGGTCAGCCAGCGCAGCGAAGTGGTTACGCCATTTGTTTGTCGCTTGAGTATTCAGCGGATTTGTAGCCGCGTCATAGATCTCATCGACTGTACGGTCGTCGGCATCAGAGCCAGAAATGTCTGTCCATGCAAAGAGGGACCGACGTGCGTAACCGGTCTCGAGCATAGAGGTGAACTTCTTTTCCAGAGGGCCGCTATCCAAAAGCTTTGTTGGCGTACCGAACAAAAGCATATTGGCGGGCGTCTTGCCCTCGATCTCTTTGGCTCGCTTGTTGTCAGAGGTGTTCTTCAGGAGCTTGTTCTTGATCATGCCAAGGTCATAGAGCTCCAGATAAGCGCCCATGGCTTCTTGGGTTCCAATCTTCTCTAGGTTCAGGCCGATCTCATCGATCTGAAGATTCAAGGCACCGCAGTCAGCCATGAGAAGGAGTTGGCGGACTTGCTTGATTGCAGATTCAGAGCCACCGTCAAAGACGAATGGGAACTCACCGAGTGTCGCGACCTCACGTTGCAGGGAGGCACGCTCCTTGTCCTCTTCTGTGCCCTTGAGGGCTGCGAAGCGGGATGCGAGTTGCTCGATGCGACCGTCGATCTGTGTTGGCAGAACGAAGTCACGGAAGCTGTTGCGGAAGTCGCACATGATTTCATTTTCCATGAAACCTGTGGATTTACCCTTACCGAAGCCAGAGGTGGCAAGAGCCACGACATAGTTATTGATCGGGATCTCGCCATAGACCGGGCTGTCAATCTTGGCCCGCATACAGCTTGCAGCGATGCCGAGATAATACAGGGTTAGGATGCGGAAGAAGGGTTTTGCTTTCCGTTCTGTGCGTGCGCAGAGGACATCGGAGATCTCCTCTACGGTCGGGTGGTGAGCGAATGTATTGAAATCATCCATGATCGTACAAATCTTTCTGGGTGCAGATGGAGAAAACAGGGCAATAGCCGCATGCTTTCACTTGACCGGGAACTTCGAGAACTGCTCCGCCGCCTTTAGAGGCACGGTGGGCAGCTGCTTCTGCAGCACTGTCAAAGTTCTTTGATGAGCGGGCGCCAGGTACTTTGGCCTTGGCGGGGTCTGAGAAGTATTTCCACTTAGGGGCAGAGCGCCAGAGTTCAGCGTCTGTGCAGAATGGAAGATCAGTCTCGTCTTCTTCGGCATGGTCTTCCAACAATTTGATCTTGTTAGCGATCCATTGCTCAATTTCTGCGAGTGGCATGAGTTCGATGCGCAGAGAGAAGAGACGGGATTGGGGATACGTTGGCGAGGATCTGGCCAAAGCTTTCTGCCAGTCTGTGAAGATGAAGTGGATGTACATGTGATCGGCTGTGACTTTGTCACGGTTGAGCCAACGATAGATGGAGCCTTGAAGGCGGTAATCCGCGTGCTTGTCATCGCTTTTGACGGAGTAAGCAGACGTGGATTTGAAGTCGTGAAGCTCGCCGTCAATGATCATGTCGAACTTGCCGGAGATTTTGTAGCCCATGAAGTCACGGGATGTGCGTTGCTCCAGGTAAATGGGGAAGATGCCGGGGCGTGGGACAGGGGGGTTGATAGCAACCTTGTCGATGACACTCTGCGGGTAGCCCAGCTTCGTCATGGATGACGCGTAGTTGTGCGTCCACGCCTTCTCGATACCGTCGTGAATCGTGCTGCCGAGACGAGAGGCAATGAAGTCGGATACGTCTGCTGGCTCTATATCAGCTTCGGTCAGACGTTCCTTGAGGAGGATCTGACGGGGCGGCTTAAGAAGAGCTGTGGCCGAAATGGAGCGGGTCATGCCGGGGTGAAAGTCATAGCCATCGGCAGCCAGCCAAACAGCGAGGGGAAGGCTTACTTCGGCGTAGTTGGACAATGTCATGACAATGCTCCTGATGTGGTTGGGTGGGGTGTGGTGTGAGGTGATAGCCCCCGACAACGGCTTTGACCAGAAAAAATGGATGCCGGGGACTATTTAGAGCTTTATGCAGCTTTCTGAGTGGAAAGCCTGATCCGCTCAATGGCGGGAGGTTGCCTGTCCGTATGGGTCAGACGGAAGTCAGGGCTGGGATCAATCTCGAGCCAATGCATGGTGGGAACAGATGTCGCACCGGATGCGTGAAGACGGATATACCCAGAGCCCATTTCAGCAAAGAGGACCTCACCGCGGACAAACAATCTTGCCTGCTTGTAGACGCCGGACTTGCGAAGCCAGATACTGGCATGCTCAATATGCGTGACGTAATCCATCAGTGCACCTCAGATTTTGGAGGTGCCTCAGCTGCGGTGCCGTGAAAGACAGACTCGGGGCAGATGCTCAGAAGCTGGATGTTGAGAATTGTGATATTGGTCACTTTGTTCGGGGCAATACCCAGTTCCTGACAAGCCCGCTGATGCGCGGACTTGGTGATGACCGACAATTCATGGGCATGAATCTGCGGGCTCGTACCCTGCAGCATGGTGTTCAGCGTGTGATCTTTAACCTGATCATCTTCGTCGATGTAGCGGACCTGAGCCGCAGCTAGAAAATGGTAGGCGTTTGCTTCGGCAGCAGGGAGGGGGGATTTCTTGGACATAGGGATTCCTTGGTTCTAAACTACAATGCCTTTGGACTGTAGCTTGGTGAGATGGTCTGCAATTGCAGTTCGGATGTCGTCTTCACTGGCTCCATTGCTGAGGACAGCTTCGTGAGACCACGATGGGTGGAAGACAGAGAGTTCTCCGCCCAGATTAACGAGATCATGCGCAATGGCAGGATCGTCCTGCCACTCCACAGCCTCGACAAGGTGCTTATTGACCCAACGCAGAACCTCGATGTCATCGGGGATGAGGATGTAGGTTGCGTCGTGGATCTGAGAGATAGGGCGGATGCGGTAGCGGTACTCCGGGTGTGCCCGGACCTTGATCATAAACTCGGTCAAAGCCCGTGTGTTGAGGAGACAATAAGACTGTCCCAACGCATTGCCTGCGCTGCGCCCTTCAGCGGCCGCCTCGTAAGGCGTAGCACGGTTTCCCATGACAACCTGCTTGAGCAGAGGTGTGCGCACACGGAGGCCGAATGCAGCGGTGATGTAGCCAGTGTTGGAGGCTTGCTTGAGCTGCGCATCGACCCACTCGTCAGAGACCCGGTAAAGCCCATGGAATCTATCATAGATTTGCGTGGCGAGTTCTTTGGTGAACCCGCACTTGACCATAAGCGTGACGAAGGTGCCCTGATAAGTGAGCGCGAAGGTAGGTGTCTTGGAGATCTGCCGCTGCTTTGGATAGAGAGTAGCGACAGAGTTGATCCGAGCGACGTCATGCGCAGAGGCTGACGTCTCAGAGATCTCGTCGATCATATCAGTGATAGTCAGCATGCTTGGCTCCTTACGCTGGAAGACCCAAAGAAGTGTTGAGTGCTTCGACCTGGATCATGGGAACCTGAGCAGTTGTCTCGCTCTTCATGAAAGGTTTCACGAAGGTTTCAATTTCAGGCCAGATCTCAAGGAGTTTTTTGAAAGATGAAGTTTTGGTGAGAATGGCTTTGGCGTTGGCATGAGCAGAAACAACGCGCTCCAGCAAAGCATCGTGAGACTTTTCAAGCGCCTCAAAACGCTTTCCAAGTTTGGTCTTTGGATCCAGAACAGTGATGGGCCGCCAAGTTTTGACCTGATCAGGCACACGACGAGTAGATTTTTCTGGTTTACTGGGGTATATCCCACAAGATTCGTAAAAATGGACATTCTGAATACCAGAATAAAACGAGCATTGCTGTGTTGATCCCTCAAAACTGATGCGGAAAGAGTTTGATTCCGGAAACATGTGAGAGCCTGCAGTGCGCAATGTCTCAAGGTCGTTTTTGTAGACAGACTCGAAGAGATCATGGGAAAACTGGATCTCTGTATCCTTCTGGATTTGAAGATCTTTTCCAAAAGCATGAGTCATGATGCCTGAAATGATAGCTTCACGCGTGTCGTTGGTAAGGCGGGGTGTAGACATGGTAGAGTCCTTTGGGTTTATGCAGCTGTCTGCACGTTGGAGAGACGATCCCATAACTCGCCACCGGACATAGATTGGCCGAGGTAAGTCACAGATTCATGTTCATGGAAAAAGACTGAGGAGCCATTGATCGTGGCTTCAAAGCAGCGCGCATTTTCAGGCGCACGTTCGATGTCAGGCATCTCTTCAGAGAAATAGCTCTGTGCCCGGAGGCAGTGACCGTCGAAGCCTTCCGTATAAACGGCAAGCTTGTTTGGGTCTTTGGTGGTCAGAGCAGAGATCCTGTCTTCAAGTGATGCAAAGTCGAGACCAATGAACAGTTGTCCATCAGGCGCAACGAAACAGTCTTTGATGACTTTTGCAAACTTGGAGTTGGCAGGGAGGTTCTGAAGATTGGGGCTGTTGGAAGACAGGCGACCAGAGATAGTCCCCCCAAGATTGAAGAAACCAAAGAGGTAGTACCAGCCATCAGGACCCTGAACGGAGCCTTCGAGTGCCGGGATAAAAGAAGACAGGATCTTCTCGACCTTTTTGAAATTCATCAGAGCATCGAGCAAGTTGATGATCTGGAGATCTTCGGTATGTGCCTTGAGCTTTTCCAAGACTTCCCCGCCAGTGGCAGGGAGCTTGGTGTCTGTCCGTTCAAGAACAGGTAAGCCGACATCTTCGTAGAGAAGCCGGATAAGCTGGGGACCCGAGTTAGGATTGAACTCCTGTGGCTCTTCGCCCATTTTGATGGTCTTGGTTTTGAGCGCCGCATTCCGTTTGGCGACGTGCTCCATATCAAGCTCATACGTGAAAGCTTGCACCACTGGTTCTGTCTGAATGCGGCGTACCGCCTCAGCCATTTCGATCTCAAGAGCTTCCCTGGCGTAGGAGACCTTGCTGATATCGACAGGCATACCTGTCAGTTGCATCTGAATGATGTCCGTGAGGGCAGGCATGAAGAGATCAGTGTAGGTGGTGAGCTGATCGTCAGCGATCAGGGTGTCCCAGTGCTTGTCCCAGACATACCAAGTCGCCAGAGAGTCAACGAGATTGTAGCGCAGGAGATCGGGCAGGGGGATCTTGGTGATGTCCTTGATCTCAGATTCAGCATAGTTGCCTGCAAACTCTTGCGCCTGATCTTTGAGGCTGAGTTTGTTGCCGGCGCAGGAGTTGGTTGCGAAATAGGCGACGAGCTTGGTGTCGTCCCAGTCGCGCTGCGCCATGACTTCGAGACCTGTGAGCAGGCCTTCTTGGTCCAAGATATCGTCCATGAAGAGTTGGTAGATAAGGACGGTCAGATCATAGCTGCCGTTGTGCCATTTGAGATTGCCTTTGTATTCACGAAAGAACTTGACGAGAAGGCGGCGTATCTCAACTGGATTGGTTCCCAGATCGACGGGAAAGGCTATCCCTTCGTGTTTGTTCCATGCAAAAGAAATGGTGCCTATACCGGCATCGTAATGACGCAGAGAGAAGGCTTCGATGTCAGCTGTGAGGGACGGCATGTCCATGAGCTTCTGGAGCCAAGCAGCGATGTCAGTGACTGTGCTGGGGTAGGCCTCGAAGTGGATGATGGAATCGCCCGGGGGCCTGTAATGCGCGTTCCTGTGGCTGTGAAGAGCGTCCAGAGCCTGGGTGATTCTGCTCCGTGTCCGCTGCGGGTCATAGAAGACCTGACGGAAGTTGGGGATGAAAATCACATTGAAGCGGTGGGCCTGTGAAGCGGGGTAGGTATTTGGCAAGACGTAACCAAGATAGGCGTCTGCCTTATTCACGCCGGTGAGTGTTTTGAAGTATGCGGGATCGCTGACAAGGATGTACTTGGTTTCCAAGTCTTCAAAGATGGACAGCATCTCATCGAGAAATGCTTTCTGCTCAACCATAGGCGTCGTCTTGCCAGCGATATGAAGCTGGTATGCGACAACGTCTTGGGGATTGATTGTGCTTGGATCCAGATACTCACGGACGATGCCGTCTACTTCCAGCTTAGGAACCAGAACAGCAACAGGGTAGGTGGTAGCTTCGATGTCTGTGAATGTCTGGTATTGCATGGGGGCCTCAGTTGATTAGGGCACTGGCGAAGCGGGTGAAAATGACATCTGAAATGATCTTCCAGTTGTGCATTTTGATCTCGCTATGTGCGATGGGATAAGCTTCAGGCCGGGTACGTTTGAACATCGACAAAGCTTGAAAGAGATTGACGATGGCATCAGGAAGAGCGTCTCGGGCATCTTGAAAATCATTGCAGTGCTGCAGGAGCGAATAGACGCCCTGCCTAATTTGCATCTCTTCACGATCGGCCAGCTTGACGTCATCAAGATACAGACGAGCGTCATCATGGAGGAGGGGATGGAGCATGCTCTTGACGACATTCCGGTGCTGTACCGGGGGCAAGTTCGAGATGAATCTCCCCCCGAAAAGAAAACCGGTGTGGTTACCGGTTAACTTTGCGTGATTTAGAATCAGTTCGCTTTTGTTTTCACTCAGGCGGCCTCGGTCGTATTCGAGGAGTTTTCCTGAGATGAGTTCGGCCCATTCTTTGGGATCCATAGCTGAGCTCCTTTGGAGTCGTTGTAGCGATTGGGGAGCTCACCATAGAAGAAGACCTTATGGCGTGCTCGGGAGACAGCGACATAGATCATGCGCGCTACCTGCTGGGCATCGAAAGAGGTTCCGATATTCCCCAGATCCACGAAGACGAAATCGTAGGAGGAGCCCTGTGATTTATAGACGGTGCAAGAGGCCTTATCCCGGATATCCAGGAAGCGGTCTTTCATCTCGTAGAAGGTGCGCCAGTCCTTACGCCGCTTGACCACTGCAAGGGCGCTCTTGAGGACGTGAGGGTTGGTGCAGACGGGGGCGCCAAAGAAGGGTGCGTCAGGGTCGGCATCACCAAAGCCGACGTCACGAGCCATGACAGGCTCACCCTCATACTCGTAGCCGGTCGGTAAGTCAGGTCCAACAGACGTGATGGTGAGTTGCTGCTCGACGGAGAATGTGAGTTGGCCGCGCTGGTAGGAGTCACCGACAACGACAGCTTCACCTACGGTCAGGTGCGCCGGAAGAGAGCGGACATCTTCGCGGATGTGGGCGTTGTAGTCTTTGACGCGGTCATTTGTGAAGCACAGGACACGGCAAGAAGGATCGGGATCTTCGAAGACGTACCCCAGACCTTCTTCCATGTGATCTGGTGTGAGGTACTCGATGACGCCAGGGACAGCCACGATAGGCTTGAAGATACCTGTCTCGACAGTGTCACGCAGCTGCTGGCAAAGAGCCATGAGTGCTGGGGTATCGGCGTTACGCACAGGCGTGGTCAGCGTGTAGCAGTTCTCTGGCTTACCGATAAGGAATGCGGGGGAGATGTCTTCGTTGACCGGGGCCATCTGAGCGTGATCACCTACAAAGACAATCTTGCAATTAGGCAGGCCTATATCGAGAAACTTCATGAGGTCGGTGTCGATTGTAGAAGCTTCGTCAATGAAGACGACGACACCCTCGCGAATATGGAAGTTGCGCGACTTGGTTAAGAAGGCTTTGCCTGTGTCGAAGTTCCGTTGAATCTTGAGACCCAAGAATGAGTGGATGGTGCTGACAGGCTTGCCAATGGATGTACCGAGAACTTCAGCGGCTTTGTTGGTTGTGGCTGTGAAGTGCGTCTCAGTGTATTTTGGCTCTTCCTGTATAAGAGTACATGCATCGGCGTACATCTTCATACCGTTGTTGGAGAGGTGCTCCATGAGGAAGGTCTTTCCGACACCAGCAGGGCCGGTGATGACGGCATAGATATCATCGGAGAGCATGAAGTCTAGGAAGGCATTGGCTGCCTTCAGTTGGTCAGGATTGAGGGAGGTCATGGTATGTCTTTCGTTGAGGAGTGGGAGTTTCTGGAAGACCCCCTCAAAAAAACGGAATGGGGAGTTATAAATTACTCCGCATCCGTTCATTCTCTCGACGAGCAAGCTCGAGCATTAACGGAGGGACGCATCCCAGATATGTGGGCTGGTGGTCACGGGAGATCGATGGATCTCCTTTCTTGAGATGAGCCAAGCGTCTGCGGATGGAGGAGGCTGAGCGGGAGGATATGTGCTTGAGGATCTGTGGGATCGAACTTCCGCTACGGTGCATCGAGGCGATCAAGGCGTCCTCTTCGGGTGTGTAGGGGCGGGGCTTACATTTCTGCTCTTCTGTGAGGGAGGCCGTCACTGTGCAGATTGAAAGGCCGAAGAAGTCGGCAATGGTCTGGCGCTTGTAACGCCCCACAGAATGCACTTCCCGTATGATGCGCTGACGGACACGCATAAGAGCGTGGGTGAGCTTACCGTCCCTCTTTATGAGGTGAAGGGGGGTATCCAGCGAAGCAGAAACCATGAGAGCTAGTGCGTGTATCTCGTCGTGTGAGGTAGAAATACCGGTAGGGGAGCTCATAAGAGAAGGCCTTCCTTACGAAAAAACCCCAAAAAACTACATGAAAGCAGCGATTTGGGGTGATTTGATGCAGTTTGATACAATTTGATACACAAATCTAAAAAAGTATGTGTATGGTGGGAGCACGGCTTTGATTGGGAAACTGGAGTCTGAGTATGGCGATCATCACATTTGCATCCTCCAAAGGGGGTGCTGGTAAGACCACGTCGGCAATTATACTTGCCGTCACGTTGGCTCAACGAAGCCGGGTTTGCGTTATTGATGCAGATCCCGCTCAACGCTTGAAGGCGTGGGCCACGAAAGCAAATCTTCCTGAGAATATCAGAGTGCTGTCTTGCACGAGCGAGAGAGAAATCCATGATGCGATTGCGATCGCTGACCGGGACTTCAATTTCGTTATTCTGGACCTGGAAGGAGCGGCCACCCGGCTGAATGCATTTGCCATGGGGGAGAGTGATCTTGTGATCATCCCCATGGGAGACGAACAGCCGGATGCCGAAGGAGCGATCGAGACACTGGCTCAAGTAAATCTTGAGGCTCGGTCGATGCGTAGGGAGATCCCGGTGAGGATCTTGTTTGCGCGTACGCAAGCCGCGGTGAAGTCGCGGTTGGCAAAATCCCTGAATGCACAGGTAAGAGCGAAGGTAGGCGCGTTTGACATCGAATTGCACAACCGCACTGCTTATTCCTCTTTGCATAATTACGGGGGAACGCTGCACGATCTCGACAGAGTTGAGGTCAGTGGCGTTGAGAAGGCGATGGCTAACGCCGACCTCTTTGGAGAAGAGGTGCGTGAGCTTCTGGGCTGGGTAAGAGAACCTCGCCTTAACCATGATGGAGGTCGTAATGGCTAAAAGTTTGAACTTTGAAGGATTGGCTCAAGAAGCCGAAAAGAACCCTGAACTCGTCGCAGCGCGCAGTAAGCGTTGGGGCAGGCGCGAAGCAAACCCAGTTGTGCAGATGTCTGTGCGTATGCCGGAGAGCGACTACGAGAACTTTCGGCAGCTGTGTATGACCGAGCGGAGAACCAACGGTGAGATGGTTGGGGTTCTGATGGCGTACTATGTTCAAGGCAACAAAGTCCCTAAATAAAAGACCGGTCCAGTGAACTCTGGGAGGAGGAGGCTGGACCGGCCTGAAGCACCGAACCTGGGGAGGAGGGAGAACAGGTGTGGTGTGGTGTGGTGTTACCAAAAAAGAGGGCAATGACACAAGGAAAAATTCCCGCTATTGGCGAGTTACAAGTGTAAGGGATTCGGGAGATTCTCTTTTGATTTGGAATTCATAGATTCTAAGCGGTATTCGCTTAACAAAATCAAAAGCTTACGGGACTAAGTGTATGATATACGGGGAGTCCGGTAAGGAATATGGGCAGTAAAATAAGAGATTCGGGGAGTTGCTGTAAGAGATTCGGGGATTATTCAATCAGTGAATCATCATTCTTTGTGGCTGATTTCCTAGCATCACGCACAAGACGTTGTGGTGAAGAGACGGAAGGAAGCACATATTCCACGTTGCCTTTGATCCTTGCACGTCTTCCGATCTTGGATCGATTGACTTCAGCGTAGGCCTCTTGGCGTTCTGGGATAGACTTCTCCCACCATTGCAGACGGATGTGCGTTACACTTTTCCCTGTTTTTATTGGCTGTATAGCAACATTGAATGGAGCCAATGCATTGATCTCAGCCAGAACAGGTTTCAGGACTTGTTGGTTCAATCCCCCGAATGCCTTATATTTGTTGGGAGTGACACCGAGGACATGGCGGAATTCTTCGAGATTGAAGGTCTTTCCCTGCATCTGCGTCAGACCGATCCACTGAGAGATGTGCTCATAAAGCGTGATGGAGTAGCGGTACGAGAAGGCCATGAGTTCGGGGATCGAGATCTTACCCCAGATGGCACTGTCACGCAGCACTTCCACAAGACGCCGGTCGAAGCTGTAGGTCAGCGTTCCCGCACGGCGGTTCTTGTCTGTGAGATCATTCCCGCCCAGGACTTGCACACGGCGTGTGCTGCCGTCCGGGAGCGGGACCATGATCAGTGTGGTCATAAGGGCTTCAATAGCCTCTTCAACCATTTCATAGCCTTTGTGCCGCAGGGGCATGAGCTGGTCTATTTCAATGGTATAGTCCTTGTTCTCTTCGATGCCCTGACGGTGAGCATTATGCCAGAGAAGGGTAATGGCTCTGCGTGCATTGAGCGTGAGCCCATCATGCCCGCGGATCTGGATAAGCTCCGAAGGTTTCGAAGCTGTGTCAGACGAGGGCTTGAGTTCAAGGACTCGGTAGGTTTTGGGAGTGTTTGTCATGCCTGTAGATTAGGGCCTGACGGGGAGATGGGGAAGGGTTCCCCGAATACCTTACATTTAAGAGTGTGTGTGGGGGTGATAAGCCCCCACACACGTACCAGATCAGGAGTAACCTAGCGGATTAGACTAGGCCGGAGAAGCCACATGGCAGCTACCCCCTCTGGCTGCGCAGTGTTATAAAGCCACCGCTGGCTGGGCTATGAGGTTGCGCCCTGGGTCCAGACTTTGCAGGTCCTTATGCCGTGACGACTTAGCAGATATCCGAGTATGTGCCCGGGCTTCTCTGCTTACTGATGTTTTATACCCCGACCTAGCAAGCCGGCGTCCCGAGGGATTAATCCCGACAACTCATCATCTCGTAACGTCCTTGCGGCGGACTGGAATCAGAGCTGTCGGGTACGGTTGCCTTGCAAGCAAGACCGTTAGGGGGCTACCCATGGCACGATCTACAACCATATTCTTGAATAAAAATGTCTGATCAGCATAGGAACTGACCAGACAGTTGCCCCCTGCCAAACGCTGGGTAAGCGTTCGAGGACACAGGCACAGGGGGAGGCAACTTTATGAGGAGGATTCGAGGATGGCAGAGACTGGTTCGTCTGCTTGATCCTGATACTTGCCCGCATATTTAGCATGGTTCTCAACACGTGAGAAGAGAACTTGTGCGATACCTGCACCAGCAGGAATGATGACTTCTGTCTCGCTGTGAAAAACGATCTCAAGTGTGAGGAAGCCTTGCCAACCTGGCTCGATGACGGTGTTGAAGACAGACACGCCTTGGCGTGCCCATGTAGACTTGTCATGGACCACGCCGACGAGATCGTCAGGCATGGTGAAGCGTTCCATGGCAGAAGCAATGACAAAGCGGCCACGGGCAGTGTGCACTGCTTGACCGTAGGCATCGTCAACCTCAACCATTGGTCTGCCCCCGACACTGCGGGAGAACTTGATGGCCTGCTTGAGACGGATGTCGTATCCGGCTTCAGTCAAGCCGTGCGAGACACCATGAAGGCGCTCTTTGACTTCAAGCATGTTTGCGATGGGGCCTGCTTCGATGAGGGAGCGTCCGTTGACTGTAGACATGTTGGTTCCTTAGCTTTGCGTGTCGAGGTGAACCATGCGTCCAAAGGGGACTGTGGCATCGGGGTTATTTAGGACGATCCAGAGAACAGGGATTTTGGGGTCCTCTCTCATGGGCGCGCAGTGAAGATCGGAGAAGATAATGGCCGCTGTTGGACGATGCTTTTTGATGTGTGCAAGCACAGGCTTCAAACAGGTGCCACCCCGGCCAGTGACTTCGACTTTATCGTAGGGAAGATCCCGTTCGAATTCGTAGAAATCCTGGAGTTCATGATCGAATGTGACAAGCGACATGAGCTCAGGCTGGAGGTTATCATGGACGTGACGCAGTTCAGCGTTGGACTGAGCGATGTCCTGATCTGAAACTGAGCCAGAGATGTCCCAGAAATACATGAGATGCTCGAGACCCTCATTGGCGAGAAGGGACGGGAGATACATGTCCTCGTAGCGTCGGTTAGGGCGCCGCATGGAGTAATCGTCATGGGAGAGCGCAGTGAACCAGTTCTGGACAAGGACTTCCCAAGGCAGTTTTGGATGCAGGTACTCATCAAGAAGGAGGGTGGTTTCACCCGGAGTGCTGCCTGCTTGGTTCGCCGCTTTGGCCGCCTGTTGTGCTGTGACGATCTTGCGTTCGATGATGCCTTTCTCTCCCTTAAAGGGGACAATGTCCTGACCGCTTAGGGGTTCCGTTGAGCCGTGAATTCCTTCAGGGCAGGGAGGCTGCTCGTTATACAGGATGTCGTAGACCTGCTCGGTGAACATCTTGTGAAAACGCATGTCGATACATGGGTTGAGGGACATAAGTTTGGGACCAAACGTGAATCCCTCTGAGCGCAGCATGGTATTAATCACATGGTCAGCTGCTTGGTTCCAAATATCAAAGACGCGTTTGCCGATACGGGAAAGAATGACGTGACCGAAGCCTGGGTGCCAGACTTCATGGACGAGAAGCGTAACGCGTTCCTCTGGCTCAAGCCAAGTGAACAGCGCCGGGTTGATGCCCATACGCTCCCCGTCGGTCCATGCAGTCTTGCAGGAGTAATCCCAGAAGATGTCGATGTCACACAAGAGACGTGCGACAAATGCGGAGTTGTGCTTGAAGAACAAACGTCCTTTGGTTTTCTGGAGCAACTTGTCCAGTTGCGCTTCCGGTAACGGGGTGACGTGTTCGTATTGGGGAAGGGTAACAAGATCCATTGGATGCTCCAGATTGGTTATGCGGCCTCGTGGAGACCGGTGAGTTCAGAGTCACTCAAGAAGCGCGTGAGTTCGCCGATACGTGCTTTGAACTGCGGGTCCTTGATGATTGCTGGGTCTTTGACTTTGACTGCGCGGTAATACGGGATCTGGAACTCAGGCGAGAACCGAGAAATGTATTTCGAGACAGTTTTGAAGTCTGCGCGATCGTAGTATTCGATCAGCATTGACGTCACCGCGAAGCACGTGGCTCCTCGTTGCGGGATACCTGTAGAATCCGGGTGTGCAACGATGGCGCCGTACTTAGGGAGATTGGCGTATTCCTTGATGTACTCAACGAATTCGACACCAACGCCGTCAGAGACCAGACCGGCACAACCAGTGGCCGTGATGTCTTCAGTCGCCTTGGGTTTGACGTAGTCCGAGAGGAACTCCAAAGTGCGGGGACAAGAGAACGTGCGGTCATGGTGATCGGGGTCAAAGTAATGCCCGTACTCCGGCTTGTAGTCGATGAAGCCACGGACGCGGTAATCGAAGCCAGCGTCGATCATGTGCTCCATGAACTCTGGTTCATTGTGCTCGATGGTGATGTGACCGACGCGGCTTTGAATGGCCGTGCCGCCGTTGATAACGATGGCCCGGTCAGTTTGGAGGTTGCCTGCCGACATGACATAGCAGTTCTCGTGCAGACGTTCCTGGCCGACCATGTGGTCGAGAATAGGTTTGTAGGCCGCAGCCTGTACAGATTTGGCCGCGGAGTTGAACTCGTCAAAGAAGAGGAGCCAACCGTCGAAGCCTTCAGGGATGGGGTCCCCTTCGAGAGGGAACATCTCCATGGTGGCGTAGTAAGCACGGCCTGCTTCATTCCGCATAGGTAAGCCCATGAGATCTTCTGGCGTGACTTGGCTCAAACGGATGTCGATGAGCTTGAGGTTGAAGTCTTTGGCAATCTTCTTGGCAAGGGCAGATTTGCCAAGGCCGGGACTGGATTCAAGTGAGGGCGTGATGCCAGCCATGAGATAATCAACGCAAATTTGATATGCGGATTTAAGTGAGCAGCCAAACATGGTGGACATGTGCGTGCCTCCTTTAAGGGTTAATGATGAAATGCGTGTCCGCACCAAAAAACAAGAATGGTGCGAACACTTGGAGATCAGACAGGGTCTCGGTAGACCTCGCCGGGGACCGTCTTGCGGTATTGGATCCAGCCAGGGAGATTGCCGTGAAGTCGTGGACTATTCCAGAAATCACGAACACCAAGGTGCTCTATGTCATTTCCTTCTTTGTCCAGCATCATGCCTTCAATGGTTATCATGTGGTCTGGTGTGGCCTGATGCTCCAGAGGAGAGGCATGGACACGGTCAGAGCTGAGAAGGCTATCGTAGCGTTCAATCTCACGCTCGTAGGATGCATCTCCGTCGAAAGGCTTGTAGGAGATGCGTGCGCAACGGGCGGCAGAGATTTTGGCCAGAAAGCTAACATTGAAGGCAGCGGTCATCCCGTTACCTTCGACGAATTTACGATCTTCGGTTGTGATGTAGGGCAGGTGCCATTGATTTGGCTCAAGCTCTTGAAGCTCAGCATCTTTGATAGCCAAACCGACAAGCTTTGCCAGATCCTGAAAGTGGGGTTCTGCGTCTCCATGTTCACGGAGCCAGAGAAAGTTGTCCCAGCGACTGGAGGAGATCAGTGTGTCGATCCAAGAGAAAGGTTCGAGCAAACGGTTGGGGATCTGTTTGTGATAATCTGCCGTCATAAAGGCTTCGGCCACTTCAACAGCTCGGTCGCGTGCGTAGAGCCAGGCGTCTTCACGAGAAATAGGCGTGTCAAAGTCCCAATCGTTGACAAAACCATAAGGGATGATGACAGGCTGGTTGTGATCACCGGCGCCTTGCATCCCTTTTTGGTTCTTGCCCCAATGCCAAGGGACAAAGGGGGAATTGCGGACTTCATTGAGCATGGTCTTGATTGGTACAGCGCGAGAGCTGCGGGCGTTGCGAGAGAAATCGCGGTGCGTCATGATCTCGCCGTGGATGATGCGGGGGTAGCGGCAGCGGACAGTGTAGAGCGGCTGGCAGCCGTCTGCTCTGGAAGCGAGAATGACCTCGACTTCCATTTCTTGAGGGCCTTTGAAAATAGTCATGTTGGTGTTCCTTTGAGGAATGCTTGCGGGATGTCCCAATACGCAACCTTGAAAGATTCAATGCGTGGGTTTGGGTATGCCCGAGCTTTGTCTTCAGCATTGACGTTGGGGATGATGAGAGGCTCCGAGCCAGCGGGCAGACTGCCCATAAATGCTTCGGCAGCGCCTTCGAGAGCGAAGAGCTTTGAAGTGCGTAATCTCATGATGACATTCCCTATTATAGTCGTTTGTGGTGTGGTTTGGTTTGGTGTGAAAATTTCCTCTATCATAGCGGAGAATTTACCACAAAAACGAAATGGCGGAGTGCACAGATGGCGTCAGGAATCACCGTTTACAGGGGCGCGGACAAGGTCATGCGCTTCACATGGACAGACGCAGTAGGGGCACCCCTGGAAGTGTCTGAAGTCACTGTTATTTGTAAATTCCCTGCGCTCCAGTTCTCCGTGATCCCGATCGATCTGTTGATCGGGACTTTCGACGTGAAGTTGGAAGGGACGGAGCCTCTTATCGTGGGGGACTATCCGTTTAGTGTCCGGGCACTAGGAACTGATGGAAACACGTTAGCTACACCAGAGGTGATAATCAATGTGCGCTGATATTACAGTAAATACCACTGCTGACGGGACATCTGTCGTTATTGAAGAGGTGGGTATCTCAGGCCCGACCGGTCCAACAGGACTGAAAGGGGACGCCGGTGCAAGCACCGTAGAGGCTGGTGTATATGCAGCGGAGGCATTGGCGTCTGCACAAGCTGCAGCAGCCTCTGAAGCAGGTGCTTTGGGCAGTGAAGCGCAAGCAGCTATCGAAGCAGCAGCTGCAGCGTCAAGCGAGACAGCCACAGGAGCGGATGCATTAGCGACGGCCGCTGACCGTGTACAGACAGGGTTGGATGCGGCGGCGACAGCAGCTGATGCTCTTTCCACTGGTTCAGATGTCATCGTCACAACGGCAAATCTTGCAGCTACGAACCAAGACACACTTGATACAGAAGCTGACGCGACAGCCACAGCAGCAGACCGCGTGCAGACCGGTTTAGATGCCGTAGCCACAGCAGCGGATCGAGTACAGACAGGCCTTGACGCAGCAGCCACAGCTTCTGATTTGGCTCAGACTACCATAGATGCCGGGGCTACAGCTGCAGATGCTATCGCGACAGCAGCAAATCTGGCTGCAACCAATCAAGACACGCTGGATACGGCGGCTGACCTGGTCCAGACAGGACTTGATGCTGCTGCGACTGCTGCTGATGTTGTCAGTATCGCAGGCAGTGAGGCGGCCACAGCGGCTGATGTCATAAGCACCAACGCCGACGCCGCGATTGCTGCGGGTGCCGTGGCTCAGACAACTGCGGATGCCGCAACTGCGGCGCAGGCTTCAATCGATACGGCGGCTGATCTGGCTCTGACTAACGCTGATGTCGTATCTACGAGCGCTGATGTGGTCACGACAACCGCGAATGTTTCTTCGGCATCTACAAGCGCAGCAGCGGCGGCTGCATCTGTTTCTGACGCCGCGATTGTGGCGGCTGCATCTGTTTCTGACGCGGTGGCTGCGGCGGCTCTGGTCAATGGGTTTGTCACGCCAGTAAATGCGGAAATCCTATGGCCTTTGCGGCTCACATCCATTCCTGATGGTTGGTACGACACCACGGAGCGTCTGTTGTCTGGCACAGCCACTCGCGCAATTCTATCAAACGATGTCGCCTACATTTATGTAGCAAACAGCATTCTGCCGAAGACAATCTTGGACATGCAGAATGAGCGGTATGCCAAGGCCGGGACGGTCGGCGATAAGTTTTCTGATATTGTGACGCAGACCCGCACATCCTTGGCGACCATGACTGACAGCGATGGGCTGCTGAAGTGGGGACCGCATAACTTTCAGTTTCAGTCAGATGATATTTCTGAAACAGTGGTGGCGTGGAAGTATACATCAGCTACAAATATAGACGCAAATACTTGGCAATCGACAGGTACGGGGCAGCGTTTAGAAACTAAGTCTGGTTCCCAAGTTGTTCCAGCAGTCAACGCAACATACACGGTTGCTTTTCGGTTGTGGGCAGCACGTCCAGAGGATGTCGGCAAGTCGTTCTCTACGGCTGTTTCCATGAGCGGACAAGCAAACACAGTTGGTTCGACCACTTTAGTTCCAGAGGAGCCAACTTTATTTACCTTACAGTCTGATGTGATTACGACAGCCACGTCGCTTGCGCTTTTTATTACTTCAGAGAGTGCTGGTACTGTTCAATATAAAACAGACAACCTGCGCATCTACCGCTCCGACCTTGGCGGCATGGCCCCTGTTCCCTTAGCTGACCGTGTGGCTGGCTCTGAAACCTATGTACCAACAACGACAGCGGCGGTGTATCTCCCACGGCGTAATCACAAGGTTTACGACCCTACCACAGCGGCTTGGAATGCGCATAACTATCTGCCGTATTCTGAGACTTTTGTAGATAACTATATTCCAAGTACAGGCGGCACATCTACGCCAACAACTCTTGCTAATGGTCTTGGTGGCTACGTCATGTCGGCATCAACGGCCAGAGAATTTTACCAAGTATTTACAGGTGATTTACCCGCAGGTACTTATACTTTTGAAGTTTATGTGGATAGCTTTTCTGGTTCTTTAAGCCGACCTTTTGCATACCTCACGATGGCAAGTGCAGGATCTGCCATGTATAAAAGCGATGTGGTTGATGGGAAAGCTACCAAAACATTTACTTGGGCAGGTGGCGAGATTGGCCCTTTAAGAGTTGGTGTTGGTACTGACAGTAACGACAGTGGTTCAATAGCTTTGGGTGGTCTGCATCTATACCGCTCCGACCTCAACGGTGTTGTAGCCAACTCGGGCAATGCTGTCTCAGGGCTATACGTTCCCACCACAGCCACAGCAGTACCTGCCACGCTGAACACAGCGGCCTCATGGCCTATAAATGGCTACCGCCACGAGAGTGCAGCGGCGACTAATCTGATCACTCAATCGCAAGACTACACACAATGGACGGCGGCGTCTGGTGCAACTTTTACTGCGGCTGGATCAAATCCTCTTGGGCTACCAAACTGGGGTGTACTCAATCTCCTCAACACCTCGTCAGCACGAGGGTATCCAGCCGTAGCATCTATCGCGAATGGGGATACAGTATGCGGATCTGCTTATATCGACGCAAACCAATCTGACGATTTTCAATTTGAGTTTGTGGTAGGCACTCCTGGTTCAGAGCGCGTCAGAGTTTTTTGCACGATTGGCGGCACAACACTAACGACAGTGCCTGCAAGTGTTGGCGGCACGGGAATTGACCTAGCGCACGAGTTCGACCCTGTAGAGGTGTCGGCAGGTATATGGCGGCTTTCTCTTGCAGTAACCAATAGTTCAGGCGTTGCGAAAGATTATACAGTATCTATTTGGGAACTTAACGAAATAGGGGACGTTGCTTTTAATGGGGTACAACTCGAAGCAGGCTCCAAGCCCACAAGCTACATCCCCACGGCTGGTTCTACAGTGGTTCGTGCTGCTGACGTGGCGACAATCCCTATTGCTAATGTAACCTATCCTACACGGACAGAAGTGACTGGCATTGAGTTGGTCACGAATGGTGACTTTGGTGACGGGACTACAGGTTGGGTGGTTAATATTGGCGATGAAATACTGTCAGTAGTTGATGGCAGATTGCGTGTCACATATGGCCCAGATGGGGTTACTGGAACTGGGCCAGGAGCACAGCAAGAAATAACTGGATTGACAGTCGGGGCGATGTACTTGCTTTCCGTCGGGACGATATTGAAGGGTACAAATGGCGCGGCTGGCGTCCGTCCCTTACAGGGCACCAGCAACGGAATACCCGGAGTTGCCAGTTTATACGGTTTCTCGGACCAATCGAATGTCTCATTGGCATTCATTGCCACGATGACAACACACAATATCAATGTATATGGTGGGTACGGTACAGCGGGAACCTACGTCGAGGCCGACAACATAAGCCTAAAAGAAGTCAAACCCCTAACAGTCAGCTTCGGGATGAAGGGCTTGATGACGTATGCGTATGCAGATGTAGGAGTTGTTGGTGACGGTGTTGGCGGTGCAGTTGTTCCGTTTACGTGGACGTTAGACGCCTCAAATTATATCTACGCGGCTATGAGTACGTCGTTTTCCCAAGTTGATACTGGGCGGATGTTGTTCGTTCAAGAAGTTGCCGCCGGCCTTGCCTTAGTGAACACGGGAAAAACCTACTACAGTCCCGGCGTCAACGTACCGCTCTCAATCGCATCACGCCACGGCGAAACATTCATTAATGCCGCGCTAGATGGTACAGCACTCACGGAAACTACACCCCTCGGCTTCCCTGACCTATCCACGACGGATATTCTGCTTGCCCCTATCTTTAACGGGGTGATCCAAGAATTCATCATGTGGGTGGGTGATGAGGGTGACATCTCAGATGCAGGCATGGAGGAGACAAGCGCATGAGCATTGATCTAGTCCTTCACGCACCAGACGCTCAGACGCTTGTGCAATTCGCAAGAAACTACGGCCTGATCCGCAAGAACCCTGACACGGTTATCACAGACACAGACCCAGACAGTCCTACGTTTGGTGACGTACTTGAGACAATCGATAATGGGTGGCGTCAACGTCGCGGCTTTGAGTATTCCCCTTGGGCTGGCACAGGTAAGTTCCTATCGAAGAATAAAGACCTTCGCGGATCACTTGACGTTGAGGTAATCCAAGAGTTCGTACCTGCCGTACCACGTCTTGTCGATATAGACCCTGAGACCTTCGAGGAAACTGAGACACAAGCGTTTGTCCCTGCCGTACAGGCTGAGTTCGGAGTAAGGGTGGGTGCTAACCTGCCAGCGTGGGTTGATGAAACCACAATGGCTTACAATGGCTCTGTGTTCGTGGGTCGCTTCCTACGCAAACAAGGGCCGTTTGCAGTGTTCTCAGGTACGGCGCAGGTCGGTGACACAATCAGCTTCTACACCCCCGACCTACAGTATCTCGCTGGGCTTGTTTACCTTGTGCGGTTGTCTTTCGATGTCGCAGATGAGGACAGCGAGACAGACGAAACAGAAACAGGTCAAGCGGCCAAGTCAAAGATTGTTCGCTGGGCCAAGCGTAACGGCACGATTGGTCAAACTGGTGGGGGTCAATTGGACTACGCAGAGATTGACGGGGTTAAGATTTTCCAGCCTGATCAGGTTAACGCTTGGTTATCGTCTAAAGGATTACCTGGCCATATCTGGCTTGGGGGTAACAACTATTGACCCTAGAGCAATTCATAGAACGATTTGTGTGGGAAGCTGACGGCAAGATCGACAGCTACCACCTGATCAACAAGCCGCCATACAAGGGCGACTGCGATGACTTTACACGGACAGCGGCGAGGATCACATCTGGCTCTGCTCTGCGTGATTTCATCGATCTGTGGACGTTCAAGAACAGCTATCACCGCGTGGTCACTGAGAAGGGCGTGACGCACATCGTGCTGCACCGCAGAGGCATGGGCTACATCGACAACATCAAGCCTCAGTGGCGGGCTGACGTGGGCTACAAGCGCAAGCTGCCATTCATCATCCTGCCGCCAGCCGTGATGCTGAAGATACTGATTGGGACGTTGGTAAGAATCTGGTGCCGCATATTTGGAGAAGGGAGTTAAGCATGGACTGGACCGTTCTCGTTGAGTTTCTTGGCGGTGGCCCGGCTGGCGTAATGGTCGCTGGTCTAGGCTTTCTGTTCTGGAAAGAGCGAACCAAGAATGAAGCCCTCACATCACTTTTGATGGATCGAAAAGATGATCTCATCCGAGAGGGTGAGCGTCGTGAAATTATAACCCACCAGATGCTGGTGACTGTAACCGATCTTATCAAAGAGTATGCGAGGTCCAAATGAAGCGGCCGTTTTTCAGAAGAATCAATATCGAAGAACTTAAGAAGTCCGAACGAGCGAGAAAGGAAGACGCTGCGG